AAAAAAAAAAAAAAAAAAAAGAGGCGGACCCGAAGGCCCGCCCAAGTTGGGGAGGAGAGGTATCAGTCGTCCGAGAGGATACCGGCTTCCTCAGCCGCGTCGATCACCGCGGAGCGCTTCTTGCGCAGGGTCTTGTGCTCGTCGAGGTCAACTTCAAGTTCGTGTTCCTCGACCAGGGCCTCGAGCTCGTCCTGCGACATCTCGTTGATGGCGTCGGCAGTCACGCCTTCGCTATCGCCTTCTCCTTCGCCTTCGCCATCCAGGTCGATGCCCGCTTCCTCGGCAGCCTCGCGCAGGTCGTCCTCGTCGAGCTCCTCGAGTTCGGCCTTGAGCTTCTTGACCACCTTTCCCTTAATACCCGCAGCCTTGGCGAGCGCCTTGATCTGGTCATCATCGAGTTCATCCAGATCGATGCCACCTTCGTCCTCACCGTCGCCGCCGTCTTCGTCCTTGTCCTCGTCCTCGTCTTCGATCAGGCCGAGTTCCTTCGCGGCCTCGAGCACCTCGTCCTCATCGGCGTCTTCGAGTTCCTTGCGGATCGCGGCAGCCTTCTTGGCCTTGATGCCGAGTGCCTTGCCCAGTCTCACGATGTCGGCATCATCCACTTCGTCGAGGTCGAACTCGACATCGCCATCTTCGTCACTGGCGTCAGCACCGCCCTCAGCCGCCCAGAAATCTTCCGGTTTGATGCGGGTCTGGCCATTGTAGGTGTCCTTGTACGTCGAGCACATGGCCACCTTACCCACGAACTCGTCGGCGTAGTCGGCAGGATCGAAGTCACCCTTCGGCACGTCGCCGAGGAAGGCCTCGAACACTTCGCGAGTACGCCACAGGGCGTTCGGTGACAGCGAGGCGTTGTGGTACATGATCGAGCCCTTGTGCTCGCCGGTACCTTCGAGCTTCATGGCAAAGTACGGCGCGTTCTCGCCTTCCTCGACCGTGCATTCCACCACCTTGACTAGGTACTCTTGCCCGGCAGCAAAGCCCTTGCCGACGTTATCGAAGTTGACGGTGAACGTGGTTTTCTTCTTCCGTGCCATCAGTTGGCTCCTTTAATTGTTTTGAGGATTTCCTCGTAGGTTGGATCGACCAGAAAGTCGGGAAGCGAGACTGCTTTCGGCTTTCTGAATTTCGTTATATACGAGGCACTAGGCCCTAGTCGAATACAATACTCTTTAACCTCCTTTTCCTGAGACATCTTTCCTTTGATCTTGGATTTGACAATCCTCGACCGGATGAACGTGTGGCCGACCACACTGACGGCCGCGCACAGGTGCGACATCACGCTGGGCGACAGGCGCGGACCAACTTCGGGATCAAGCATCCCCTCGGTGTCGCCTTCTTCACCTACGTTGAATGTGCGGTCCTGCGCAAGGAACACCACCTCCATATCCAGATCGCGGAAGTTAGTGATCCAAGTCTTGAGCCGGCTGGCAACATCACCCCAGTCGCTTTTGGTCATTGTGCCCCAGTCGCCGGCTACCTTGTTCTTGAGGTTCTTGCGTTCGGCAATCTCCTCGACTACGATCTGCTGGAGCTGTGTGATTGTGTCGATCACGACCGTCTTGTACTCGCCAGGGTTCTGCACCAGCCACCAGTAGGCCTGCTCGAGGTCCTCCCAACAAGTGATGTCCATGACCTTCGCGCCCTTCACGTCGGACACGCTGTCATCGCCATCGTCCTTGCAATCGAGGAACAGCACTGGCCCAGGGAACGTGCCGGCGAGTGTCGTCTTGCCAGAACCCGCACGACCATAGAACACCCAGGAGCGCCCCTTCTGTTTTGAGCCGGGATCACGCACCGGTAAAGGCCCTGACCGCTGCGTAGTTCTTCGTGTGGACGGGTGGCTTTTCGTCGTCGTCTTGCTGCTTCTTATCCTTAGTGCCATCGAGGTATTCCTTTCCTTTGATGTAGTCAACGTCCAGCCCCTGAAGTCGAGCGCGGCACAACGGCTCGTAGTCACACCAGCCGCAATGCCTTTCGATATTCATGGGCCAATGTTTTGGCCTCTTCTCTTCGGTCCTTACCATCTCCTGGACCGTTACCATGAAGTCATTGAAGACCATGTCGGCAACAGCACGATTGACCGGGGTATGGATACGCTGGAAATAGTTACTCCGGTTTTTCTCAGCTGAGGCCATCAGCTGTGGATACAGTTTCGGCTTCTCGCCGCGATCCTCGAGGATACGCATGATCTTCGAAGGCAACGTGTCGATGGCCTTCTGTGAAAGCGACCCATCCTTCAGGATGCCAGGCACCGCAGGCGGCTTGGATTTGATGTAGTCCCACAGGGTACCGTCGAGAGGCTTCCAGCCGAGGATGTCATTCGCACGGAAGTACGAGACGGACTGCAGGTTGCGCCAGCGCTCATCGTCGCCCGGTTGCCGCGTGTAGGTTTTGTGCTCGACCAGCCAGCGCAGCTTGTTAGGCGTTACAGCGATCAGGTCGATCTTGCCATTCCATATGACATCTGGAAACAGCTCAATCTCGAAGGTGTGCTCGGCACCGCGACCCTTCTTGCGAACGGGCCGAAGGTCATCGTTCTTCCAGTAGCTGAGGTAGTCTCGGATGATGTCCTCGCAATCCTCAAGAATATCACCATACTCCTCCCGCTCCTGGGCGAATAGGCGCATTGTTGCTACGTCGGCTCGCAGTTCGTCGAAGTAGCCCATCGCGTCGTCACCGTTGAAGTGACGCTCGAGTGCCGAGTGGATCATCGTCCCGAACTGGAGCGGACGCGACTTTCTCTTTCTTTTAAGCTTTTGGTTATAGCGGTAGTCATACGCTTGCAGGCAACGGCGGTAAGTTTTAACCTTCGACTGACTGACTTTGAATTTAGAGGCCATTGACCCATCCTTTCCAGATATGCTTTGCCGCCCCAGCCGGCTTCGGGTTTTTTCGCACAGGTCGGGCACAGGGGGAAGAGCCCGTCCTTGACCCAGTATCGGGTCGGTTGTTTACAGTCGACACAATCTTCCTTCGGCCAGTGCCTCATAACAGAAGTGTCAGGATACACTTTCATCATAGGCCAGTCAACCCCCTTCTTCTAAACTTGCGCAGCTTATTCTCCATGTGGCATTTACTCTGACCCGGTCCTCCATCTTCTCGACGAGTTTATGAACGCCTCGCCACCTTGCGTCTTTCACGTTGCGCCTCCTTCCATTTCTCAATCGACATCCCTTTGCCCCAAGGACCGACTTCACCGTCGGCCTCAATGGGCACACTCATCTTGATGCCGAACTCATCCATCAGATCGGGCCAACGCATGATTTCCAACATCCTGTGGTAGACTTCCTCAACCATATCATCGCGGACACGGAACAAAACAGCATCATGCACAGTACCACATATCTTCACGACATCACGTCCATATTCCTTCCGGAGCTGGATCGCAGCCATAAGGTTCACCTCGTTAGCGAACGATTGCACAGGCGAGTTGATCGCTTGACGCTCAGCCTCACGACGCTCAGGCGTGTCCTCAGCTGACCGAGCAGCAGGCAGTCGACGTTTTCTGCCTGACAATGACTTCACATAGCCATGGCGCCTGGCGTATTTGCGTTGACGATTGTGCCAGGTGACAAGGTCTGGATAGTTGTCGAAGAATGCGACACGCGATGCCTCGGCTTCTTCATCGGTGATGATGATACCATAATTGTCGCGGGCATATACCTTAAATTTCTTCCACCACATTCCATACAGATAACCGAAGTTGATCGCCTTGGCCTTCTTGCGTAGTTCCTTCCACTCCTTGTTAATTTCGATGCAAGCCTCATGCCCCGCCTTGATGAGCAACTCGATGGCATCACTGTAGGCCATGTCATCCTTCTTGGCAAGCTGACATGCAGTACTAATAACCAAGTCCTTCTGACCCCCACCTCGTGCAATCTCACGAATGCCCGTGAGCCAGTGCACGTCGATCCCGTTGACGAAGGCATGTATCATGTTTCGTTCGCGAGCGAGCTCAGCGGCGATCCTTAGTTCAGCCTGAGACAAGTCGCATTGAATGAGGGTCCAACCTTCCTCGGCCGATATAAGACTGCGGATGCGCGGGTCACGAGGCACCTGCTGAAGGTTCGGATGTTCGCACGATAGTCGACCTGTAACTGTTCCGTGAAGCTTAAACGACGGGTGAAGGTACCAGCCTCGCTTCTGCTTGTGGAGAAATGGCTTCCAGCCGTCGATAAAGAACGAAAGCTGTTGCTTAGCTGCTCGAAAGCGGAGCAGAGCTTCCGTGCAAGGATGGTCAATTCGTTTAATAACGCTCTCACTGCACGAAGGGTTGCCCGCTGCTGTCTTGTCGAGGGGTTTAATGCCAAGGTCTTCAAAAAGTAATTTTGCAAGTTGCGCCGGTGATCCCCAATTGAAACTCTGCTTCTTTCCTTTGGCGTCGAGTACATATTCGGGCTCCCATTTCTTCAGCTCCTTGAGTGCGGTGTTGTACTGCTCACGCAGCACCTTCTCGGCCTCCTCGAACTGGTCATAGTCAATGAAGACGCCATCATATTCAACCTCGATAAACAGGTTGGCACATGGCATCATAATCTTGTCGAAGACCTTTTTCACTTCGGGGTCTTCCTTTAGCATTTTGCCAAAGACAAACCGAAGCTTTCGAGTGTAGTACAGGTCGTGGGCAAGGTATTTGCAGTGCTTGGTCAGCGGGACATTCATGCCCTGCTTCTCGGTTAAGTCGATTTCCCAGTCGGGCGCACCACAGTAAACCTGAGCGAGGTATTTCAAGCCATGACGCATGTTCTCATCGAGCAGGAAGTGCGCCAGCATCGTGTCGAAGTCGAGTTTCCATTGAACGCCTAAGTGAACCCAAGTCCACAGGAGGTCAAACTTCCCGTTGTGCCCGATCAGCATGAAGTCGTCGCGTCGCTCGTCGATCAGGTCAATCATCTCAATGATCTCTTCCTGAGTCCAGGGAGACTGTGGATGATTGACTGGGATGCACCACTGAGTGCGAGCTGTGCCGAAACCAATGCTGACGATTTTTGGCTCGGGATCATCAACAAGGTTGCCGAACTTGTCGAAGTGTCGAGTGCGCCATGGGTAGAGTTGCGTTGTCTCGATGTCGTAAGACACGGCGCCGTGAAGGTCCTCAAGCATTTCCTCCACGTCATCATGCGACATAACGATCCGCCAGGACAACTCCCTGGTTTCGGGGATACCGCCAAATGCCATGATGTCATCGACCAATTTGAGGTCAGCTCTCATCAGCATTTCCTGCTTGTCATCATGTCGCATGACAGCGGGGTTATTCATCGGCAGGTAGATGCGATTATCTTGTTGCAGCGGCTTACCACGAAGACGGGATATACCCGCCTTTCCTGTGATTGTTTTCAGCGGCGTATTGCCGACCAGGATCACGAACTTGTAGCCATCGAGTTCACTATGCAGGCGGTCGACGTTCGACTTGATTTCTGTCTTGGTCGCCTGCTTCCCATTTTTGGGTTCGGCGGGAAGAACCGATAGCCGCTTGACCTTGTACTTCTTCTCAAGCGGCTCGATGATGTACTCGAGCGCGTCCCATGTTCGAGGGCAATTATCCGGAGACTCAGTGACGATGGCGATCTTTCGGAGTTGCTTCTTGGGCTTATGTTTCGACATCAACCAGGTCCTTTGTTTCCCAGTCAATAACATATCCTGCTGGAAGCACCCTGTAAATGCCGATGTCCTGGCCATGACCAATTAGGTGGTCAGCTATGCGATACGGGGTGCCGAAGAAGATACGCTTCACCACGCCGGCGTCCACGATTTCCTCGAAACAGGCCTTGCATGGACTGTCGGTCACATAGAGGTCGAACCGAGTGTCCGCTGTAACTGTGATGCCCCGTGGGACGTGGCGCAGGGCGTTCACTTCGGCATGGATGGTTTCGTGGCAGTGCTGCTTGCCTGGGCAGTCATTGCCGGCACAATGAGGAGCGCCCGAAGGCGCCCCGTTGTAGCCGATGCTCACAATGCTGCGGCCTTGAACCAGCACAGCCCCGACATTAAGTCTCATGCAGGTTGACCGGCGCGCTACTGCCTGAGCAATCTCCATGAACATTTGGGGCCGTGTCGTTCTCATAGGATGTCCTCCTTGGTCTCGATGTCAACCATCAAGTGTCGCATTGAGCTATCTCCAGAGTTGGTAGGCAATGATCCCAATGACAGACCAGAACAGAATGCCAAGGGGCAGGGCCCATTTCATCACACGACGCAGACCATCAGTGTCGCGCTGGAATGGGTACTCGGTTTCTATTGTCAACGGCGGATGGGTTTCGCCGGTAACATGAAGCCACACAGTGCCATAGAACAGGCAGTGCAGCCGTTCGCGCCACGTCATCTTCCACTTCGAGATAACAACGTCCAAGCCCGGCTGTTTCCAGACGTGTAGGGCGTAGACGTTCTCCTCCTCGCCTTCGGGCGGAAGCAGTTGCGTCGTGGCCTCGGGGAACTTGACACCTCTCATTTCGGTCCTTCCTTTCTCATGGTGATCATGTCATTGGCGAAGACGTGCAGGCTCGTGCAGTGCATCGTGAACGTGCCTGGACGAACGTCCCACCATGCAGGATCAATCTCGCGGCAACGATTGAGAACCCACAGGAGGAGACGGATAGTGAGGTAGATGTCGTCCTGCATATGGCGGAAGAAGTCGCAGGACCTCAGCGGATAGTAGATATGCAGATTGCCGCCACGAACCCAAAACTGATAGCCCAGGCTGCAAGGCTTGCGACCGCCGACAACTTCTCCGACATCCTCTGGGTGGAATATCGGAAACCACTCCTGGCGGCTGAGTGGGTTTTTGGCGAGCGATTGGACCAAGTCATTCAGATCCCCATACTCATTTCGGATGCCATAACGAGGCGTTGCGCCTAGTCGGTCATAGCGACCTTCTTCATCCGGAGTGTTGCCCGCATATTTTGGCCAATAGCGTTCCATGTAATTGTGGTTGAACTTGCCATCTTCATCGAGGAAGCGAGCAGCGTTATCGCCCCACGGCCAATTTGCCCATTCAACACCTGGGTTGATGGGCTGTCCGCAGACGCGCTCCTCGAAGTGATCGTCCGCCCAAGGCAGGTTGGGCTGCACGTCATCGCGCCAGTGTTGCAAGTCTTCGTTGCCTTTGAGGTCATAGGTGAACGTGTAGTTCATCAGCTCGTAGCTTGCCATCTCAGGTCGCTTACTGATGTCAATGCCCTGCCACTTTTCGGTATGCACCTTATGAGCATGAGCCAAGAACAAGTTCCATGTGTGAGCACGAATGCGCTGGAACGAGTCTCGGCCCGACAGGTAGTTGAAAGGAATAATGCGGTCAGTCGTCATCGTCAGGGTCCTCATATTCGCTGGACATGCCAGGATGGTTGTCGCCGACATATTCGGTCAGCTCTTCTTTGATGTCGGGGTCGATAAGCTTATGGAACATATCGTGGACCCTCATACCTTGGGCATATTTTTGGATGCCTCTATGGTACTCGGGAATTAGGTAGCGTGCCGTCCACTTGACGCACCACGTCCAGAAATAAGGGTCTTTCTTCGCGACCTTCTCGAGCACCGACACAGGATCGTCTAGGTTCGGTGCCAGTGTCGCGAAGTACATGGGATGGACCGTGACGTTGGCGAAGAAAAACGTCAGCTTGGTCAGCGGGATCGTTTTAAGATCGAACGGTGGCAACAGCACGTCACGGATGAACACAAGGTCCGCTGGGAATTTCTTGAACACCTCGGTAGTACGGTAGAACGCATGGGCCTCGGCAGTATGATCGCCGTGGTAGGTCAGCGACATCGACTGAATGCACGGTGTCATAACACTGGCTCGTTTGCTGCCCTTGTTCGGGTCAGACTTCGTGGTGTGCCCGTGACAGGTAAACGAGACGCTGCCATACTTGCGTTGCTTGAGGCGCTTATCCCACAATGGCACGACAGCATCGCGGGATGCCTCGACCAGGTAGAGTCTCTTCAGCATGGACATCTTCGAGTTTGTGTAACCGCAGTCTATCATCTGCAGGTCATCACTGATGTCGGTGAAGGTCCTCGTGACATTGCTGATGATCTTCCGAGCTCCGGAGTACTCATCGGCAGGGGTCGCCATCAGGTCGAGGCAAAACTTGATCCAATCATTCTTCATGGCCAAGCTGCCTCTTGATGTCTTCGATCTCTCTCACGAACTTCGCCGCGGCATTAAACAGCTGCTTCTTCTGTTCCCACTGTGGGTCTTTTTTCATTGCGATGAAGACCTCGGGATCGATGACCGCGCCTGCACTTTCGAAGAAATTCGTTTGCTCGATTAGATGTTGCCAATCGAACATAGCCAAAAGCTGACATGCGGACTGCACGGAGCTCATGGCTCTCTTGAAATCATCGTCGGTGGTAATCTGCTGCTTTCTCAGGTCCATATTCGTCTACCTCCTAAACGTGCATTGTACTCGATCAATCGACCAAGCACAACGCCGTTTGTCTCATGCGCGGTCGTGGTGATCGTCGAGGCAGTCGTTGACCTCGACTAGGTCCTTGTGGGAAGGTGGCTCCCAGCCCTCAGGCTTAACGACATCGAAGGTGTCAGCTCGACCGCTGTCATGGGTCACGCCTGTCGCACGAGTCTTCCGGACCTTCTGCATGTTCGCGTGATGGACACGCTGCCAGGCTGTGCGGAAGTCGAAGCCATGCAGGTAGGCCGTGCCAAGTGCAACATAGACCAAATCGACCAGGCCGTCGAGTGCATGCTCCAGGTGATAGGTATAGTTCGCCCGATCCCGGTCACTGGGCGGACGGGTCATTTCGTCATACGCTGCAGCCTGGTGACCCTTGTACTCGCTGAGCTCCTCGTCCAGGAAGCCATTGCGGAAATCGGACAGATCAGCTGGGAGTGCGCGAGGACGTCCACGATACTCGAGACCGAAGTGCTCGTGAAACTCAGCTATGTCGCGCATCGGATCGAATGGTTCATCGAAGGTAATAGCGTTTCCCCACTCTTCGAAGCGACCATCGAAGAACTCCTTGTGGGGGCGAGTGATGAGCGGTCCGTTCGGGACGCCGTACTGGCGATAGATAACAGCATCCTCCCAAGTCGCCTCAATCTTGGCATTGGTCGAGATGACTTCGTAGAGGTTGCCCGTCTTGATATGGCGATACAACTTATTTGGCACGGCAGAACTCCTTTACCGCTTGAATGATAGGGTCGACTTCATCGCCGACTCGGTACCGCAACTTCGCATAACTGTTAGCCCACTCTTCGTAGGCGGCACGGATGTCGTCATCGTAGTTGTGGATCATGGTGACATGCTCGGCGGTATCGTACTCCTTCACCTCGTGAGCACCTGCTCGTCCGTGGCAGTAGATGATGAGCGGCTTCTGACGATACAGCATATTGATCAGGTCCTGCGGGATTTGTGTAGCACCCGGACGGAAGCGACCATAGATCGGTTGCGAGATAATCGGGTGTCTGTCGAAGAGACAATTATCCATGCGCAGGTATCGGTAGGCCCGTTCGATTATCTCGCCTGGGTATTGTTCGGGACCGCGCCCGGGCGTATAGACCAACGGTACGTGTTGCGTTAGTATATGCGCAAGCGTTGTTTTCCCGGAACCATCGGGACCTTCGAGTATCACGTTCATGGGTAAGCCTTTCAGAGTTGACGCGACAGTTTTACCAGTTTAATGTCAAGGCTCATGACTGTCAATCCGGGAAAACCTGAAATGAAACAGGGCTTTATTAGCGAGGAAGAAGCCCGCACCCAACTCCGCATATTGTGTGAGGCAGCGGGCGGTGTGGGGGCACTAGCAAAGAGTCTCGGGCTTACGATCAGCGCGGTCTCACAACAGCTTCACGGTCACAAGCCGATACACGGTAGGGTCGCTGAGCATATGGGTCTCCGCGTTCAGCGGGAAACAAAAATCTATTATAAGGCGAAAGATCATGCGGACAACTAATAGTGACCCGATAGAGGTAATGCTGAAGATATGGCGCAAGTCCCCGGGGAAATTCTTCTGCGTCTCAACCAAAAGTCCGACGGGCAAATGGAAAGACACATTTTTTAAGCGGAGCAATATGCGAGGCGCTTTGTCATTCGCCAAGAAGCATGCCCGTTCGCATAACGTCTATATGTCCACACATGGTTTTTCTAAGGCTCGTCGTCACAAGGAATGCTCCGAAGACCCATGCGTCCTTTATGCTGACCTCGACGCCCGCGATCCTCGCACCCTCGACATCAAACCAACCATTGCGATTGAGTCTTCTCCCGGACGCTTTGTCGGCTATTGGTTCACCGATGTCCCAGCCTCCGAGGATTTGAACCGTCGCCTCGCATATTATATCGGAGCGGACACGTCAGGCTGGGACCGGACCCAGGTGCTGCGTGTCCCGGGAACTCGCAATCACAAATACAAGACGAAGCCGACAGTCAAGTTGTTATGGGATGATGGTCCTCGCTATGAGGTTCGTCGCCTCGAAAAGATCATCCCGAAAGTGGAGACTAATGATGGTCGCGAAGAAGGCGGCGATGCGATGGACATCTATCGCAAGTATGAGAAGGCGTTGCCGATCTGGGCACGTCGTGAGTTCCTTAATCCACGGGTGCAACAAGGCAAGCGTTCGGAAGTCCTGTGGAAGCTAATTAATGAATGCCTCGAAGCGGGAATGACCGAGGACGAGACATTCACTCTGTGCTGGCATTCGCCATGGAACAAACATGCCGAGCGACGTGACGGCGAACGTCAGATGAGGCGTGAGCTCGAGAAAGCAATAGGTCGCCATATAGGCGGTTCGATAAAGAAGGCGGGCATCAAGAAGAAGTCGATTATGGACCGCGAGGAAGCTGATCCCTCGAAGATCCGTTATGAGTTTGTCACGATGGACGAGGTCGAGGAGGAGGAAGTCGACTGGATCGTTCCTCGCATGGTCGCTCGTCAGCAGACAACCATTTTTGAGGGCGATCCCGGCGTCGGCAAATCATACTTCCTAATGTGGATGGCTGTTCACTGGTGCAATGGGACACGTCTTCCTTGGCAGAACAAGACTGATCCTGTCGAACCATTGCGTGTCCTGTATTGCGATATGGAGAACTCGGCAGGCAGCGTAACCAAGGTCCGCTTGAATGATAACGGGTTGAAGAACGGCAAGAACTATGTCCAATTCACCCAACCCTTCAGCGTTGACAATTCTGACTCTATCGAAGCATTCGAGAACCAAGTCCTCCGCAAGTTCAAGCCGGATGTCGTTATCATCGACCCTATCAACCTCTACGTGGGCAGTGCCGACACATATAAGGCGTCCGAGACGCAGCAGGCCTTGCAGGTGTTGAAGGCCCTGTCCGAGAGATATAACTTCGCTCTCATCATAGTTCGACACCTCAACAAGTCCGCGTCAGGTAAGGCGCTGTATGCCGGCCAAGGTTCCATTGCTTTCGCGGGTGTTGCTCGCATCGTCGCAACTATAGGATGGCATCCTGAGGAGTCCGACATGCGTGTAGTAGCCTGCACGAAGAACAACCTGTCACCGTTCTTTGGCTCATTGGGTTACACCATCGAGGCGCTTCCCGAAACCCTCAATCGGAAGGATCGCTCGCAGCTGGTGTATGAAGGCCACGTCGATTACACGTCCGATGAGATTGTGGGAACAACGAACCAGAAGGAGGAGGGCTCCGTCGCCATTGCGATGGACCTGATCCGGGAGATGTTGAAGGCGTCACCCGATGGTATCAACTACCACTCACTCATCAAGCAGGCCGACACACGGTCAATCAGTGAGGCGTCAATTCGCAAGGCAGCGGCATCGCTCAAGATGAAGAAGATTATACGAGGCCGAGGCGTCAAGCGAACAACGCTGCTCGTAATGAGCGACGAATGACACGCTCAGCGCGTCACACACGCGCTAGCGACATCGCTCAGGTAGGTTGTATCATCGACGCTAGCGAAGGCGCGTCACGCTCGTCCTGTGCGCTCGAAAAAACGCGCATGTCGCATTGACACACGCGCTCGAGGAACGTCCTGCTAAGTGACGTTCATTCCATAGGCACTTCGCAATCGCCGCAAATCAGATTGAGGCCTTCCTTTCCGTAGGCCTTCGTCTCGCACTTGGGGCAGGTGTATTTGGTACGCCTGCTGCCCTTACGTTCGCGCTCGACCAGTGCACCTCGCCATTCAATTACGCCTTTGAACTTCGAACAGGCCTTGTCGAATGCGCCGCCGTCGATGATGTAATGACTGACGCGACGTCCGGTGCGCTTGCCTCCTGGCGCGCCTGTGCTGCTCGGCATCAGCCCGATTTCCTCCATCTTGTCAGCCCACTGTTTATCGTGAGGCGTCTTCTTAGGTTCGCCGAAGTGATGCTGCCACAGATGCACCATCTCGTGAACGAGCGTCGAGAAGATGGCGCGATCATCGCGGCCTGAGAACGTGAACGGGTTGAGCGCGATCTCGTCGGTCGACTGATCCTTCCCCTTCGCCGACTTGAACGGGTGATTGCGGTAGTACCCGTAAGCATGACGCATCTCGGCGCTCAGCGTGATGAGGCAATTGGGCAGCAGGCCGTCGAAGAGATGCTTGTTGAAATGGTCATATGCCTGCTGCAGCACGGAGTACGTGTCGGCAGTCGGTCTGAAGTTTGGCTTCTTGGGCATTGACGTTATCCTTTGAACAGCGGGTGGCGCTTAGTGTCGTGACGAGTAAAGCCGTGCCTAGTCTTCTTTGTTTCGACTACGGTAATGGTAACGGAGGGGTCGATCACCTGGAACACATATTGTGGACGGGTGCTATCGACGGACTCCTTGCCGATGACGGCAAGCATACCTGCTCGGGTCAGTCGATGAAGGATGGCGCAGACGGCGGGGTGCGTTGTGCCGTCGCATTTGGTCAGTTGGTACAGCTGGTACGAGGTGAACTTCTCACCCGGGTTTAACTCGCGGACGAACTCGTATATGATAGATGACGTGGACTTCATTGCAGTGCTCCCGTGTTGTCACCTTGACAGGAACACTATAAATCCGGAAGCCTGCCCTTGTAAATTATGGACTTGCTTCCGGAGACAGAGTTATTCTGCGTTGTCGAGCGTGACGAACTCGGTTTTGAAAAGGTGCATGTCCTCGGCGGTGCGGAAGCCCCATTCACGTTCCTTTAGGATTGGCGCCGAGATGTGATCGAGGTCAGGCAATTTCATGCTTACAAGCGGCGGAGCTGGATAGCTAATTTTCGTTCGGCACCTGTGTGGATAGCTGTCTTTGTGGCGATCCAGGAAATCGCGGTTCCTCGTGAACTGTTCAATGAGCTTATTCATGGCTTAGTCCCTCCTGTCAGTAGATATTCACAACAGCTTCCCAATTTTTGGCGGGTCCGATGTAGTATGTGCCGACGTTGCCGAATTGGCAGCAATAGACGCGACGCCAGCGATTGCGCCAGCGCACTAAGTATGGGGTGGCCAGGCGGCGACCGTAGCCGGAGGCCGTTTGTGCCAGCCCGTGAATATGGCAAGGCAATGGGGATTCTTTCCCTTCCACTTCGGTTTCCGCCCCATTTGAGAGTTGTAGGAAAAATTCACGCATAGGACGACTCCAGTTCCACGAAATTGCAAGTGCCCCAGATGCCGTTGCCGGTGAAGCGGATGTTCAACCGTAACGGGGTTGGTCACGTCGACTATCACACGGTGACGGCATCTGGTGCATTCGATCAGGATGACTGTCTCACCCTTCACCGAGTGAGGCGGGCGATGCTGTCACGTACTGCGAGCATCGCCCTTTGGCAATCGCGCATCTCGGCAAGGAGCTCCTGAGCGCGCTGCTCAATCTCCGCTTCCTTACGCATCAGGCTTTCCTCCTGAGCGCGCAACGCAGCAAGTGCGCTGTCGCTGTGCGACGAGCGAGCGCGCAACTGATGCACTGCTGAGGTGAGCTCCTTTTGAGCAGGCGTTTGGGGCGCGACGGTCCGCAGAGCTGGACGTTGTGCTGTATCGTTCATGGGTTCACCAATAGGTATGAGGTTGCAAGGGTAAGGACCGAGGACAGGAAGTACCCGATCCGTTGATTGGGGTGTTTATGCCGAAGGCCCTGGGCAATCAAGTAGATCGACCAGAGCCCCCAAAACACCGCGAAGATGGTGTGCAGCATTAGTTGATGCCGGCGCGGGAATACACCCAGCCCGCTTTGTCCTGATGCGTGGCCATGAAGTCGGCCAAGCTCGAGATGAAGTAGTCGAGCTCGTTGTCCCACAGGACTTTGATGATCGCGCCATTGACGGACATCACGTTGATGCCATCGCCGCGGATGCCTGGGCATATCACGTCATCGGTCCCCTCGGCGAACGCAGGATCGAACTCGACGTTCGAGTAGGCCGACTGCAGCTCCTGGTATGCACGGCGCCAGAGCTCCGTCAGGTTCGGCTTGTAGAAGAACCCGATCACTTCGCCATCGAAGTCGGGCTTGGCAACCTTTGCCAGGTGAGTGGCAAGGTCGAGGATCGCTGTCGAGTGACGCATCGAGGCAGCGAAGTTGTCGGACAGCGGCGAGCGCTTGCCGGGAACACCCGAGTACAGCTCATAGATGAAGCGGGACAGGGCGACCTCAGCAGGGTTGAGATCGGTACGGAGATTATACGCCATTGTAGAATTCCTTCTTTCGGCGTGATGACGCGGCGATTACTTCGCCACGCCCTTTACGGTGATTTCCAGAAAGGCTGGAAAGTCATCGGTGAACAGCTCCTTGCTTACGTAGAGCGTGGGGATGGCAATCGACTTCTTTTCGTCGTCGGGCGCCTGGTACTGGAGCATGTTCTTGGTCTCCTTTTTGAACGGGAGCTTGACGGTGTGAGTGGTAGTTTCCTTTGCCATGACTGTGTCTCCTTTTGTCTGAGGCAGGAACGTTATATAGGACGATGACGTGCCAGGTCAATCACCGTTAATCTGCGATGATTTCACCGGGTTGATACAGGCGCGAATGATCCGTGAGCGCTCGGTGTATTCGCACGTAGCGCGGATCGCGTCCGTCACGCGACTTCTTCGAGTACAGGGCATCACAGTAGGCTCGCGCAAATGGGTAGATGGCGCGCAGCTGCCTTTTTGTGATCTTCGGCCGACGCAGGATTTTGCGGATCGTACTCGCCGATAGCCCAGTCTCCTTCACGAGCCGTTCGGTCGGAATGTAAAACTGGAAGGCCATTATGTGGTAGATGTGCGGTTCGTGATCCGGAAAGTAGCAGGCCCAAAGCTGCTGAGCCTGTGGTTCCTTGTTGTTCACCGCGTTTGCCCATGCGATCATAGTCGGCAGGAACAGCCGCTTGTGCATGTGCTCCGGTAACCTGTGGGCATGCGTCATCGAGCGCACAGTCTCACGCTTGATATGCGGCATCTTGCAAGCTGCCATGATTTGGCTGAGTGTGTATCCACAGGACTTGTGGAGTATCGGGATCGGGTTCGTGAGCATGATTTTAACCTCCAGTTGACTAGCAATCTCGGATCTTAAACGAAAACATCAACGAAGTCAATAGAAGCGCTGGGGGGGGGTCACGCATATACAGCGCATAGCTCGACTATGACATTTCGACGATAAATCAACGACTTAGGTTAACTGGTACGCATCTGATAATGTATCCGCCGCGTTAATGGGTTGATCAGTATACTCTTTCGCGTGTGGAAGCTGATTGCTATGCGCAGTCTATGGGAGGAGTGGTGTCATTGATATTATTGAATAAATTCATAGATAATTATATTGCCGTATACATTCGTGAGCGCGCGCGAGACAAAAAAGGCCCCTCACTGAGTGAGGAGCCCGTAAATTGGTATGATGATCGGTGCGAGATGGATGCACCATAGGATGAGGGCTATTATGAGTATGAGGGCTTCCGTTAGCCTTTCTTTAACAGTTCGGTGATTTTCTGGACTTGGGGGTCGTTGATCTTGAATGTCCAGCCACCCGCAGGTTTTGCAATGCCCGACTTTCTGAGGATATTGCGGGCTTTGTTGGGCTGTATGTCGAGGCTTTCCGCAATCTGGGCAACGGTAATATGCCCTTCCGGTGCAGGCTTCGTGCTCTTGTGACGTCTGGGTGGCTTGGGAGTCGGCTTCTCTTTTGGCTCTTCGGTAGGCGAAGTAGGCTTCGGGGACAACTCTTCCTTCGGGATATGGTACATCGTGGCTCTGTTGAGTTGGCGTGAGTCTGGGAATGGTGGGGTCCATAGCTTTTCTTCCTTCGTTGGCGTGTATTCGGCTGCTTCTTCGAGTTCGCCCTTGATGATGAGGGAGTAGCCATTAGGGTGCTTGATGCGGATTACGTTGTTGTTGAGCCAGGACGCTTTGCCTTCGGCGTTATCCAGGATATGGTTCAGCCAGTGATGGGCTGCGTACATGGCTCCATAGGCGTGTGTGAAGAAGAAGTGCTCGCTGCCGTCAGGCTTGAGGCCCGTGAAATAGAAGTGGGCTTTCGGGGGTCTGACTGGGCTAGAGGGGTAGTGGGGTTCCATGTTATTTACCTTTCTTCTGCTTCATCTGTGCAGCCAGTTCCCGCACCTTCTTGAGCTCGGGATCGTCGGGTTGCCAGCGCCATCTCTGGTGCTTCCGCTTCGGGATGTTAGCCCGTAGCTTTTGTCTGAGGGGGTAAGGGTCGATGTCGAACTCGCGGCATATGTGTTTGAGTGTTATCATAGGTGTTGCTCCTCTCGGCAATTCTAGGTTATATCAGAGAAAAGGAGAAATGTAAATTGCGGTCTTGAATTATGTTGACAATGGCGTTCTTGTCTTGTATCGTGTATGTGTTCAACGATGGAGATGACGATGAGATATCATGCCGTAATGCTCGACGAGACCGGTTGTGAGTTTGGGGTCGATATTGAGGCAGACTCGCGTGATGAGGCGTATGATCGTTTGGCTGAGGATTATCCCGAAAGCCAATGCGTTCAGCTCGAAAGCCCGCAGGATGCTGCTGACCGTGAGGCTCAGTGGGTCTTGGCTGAGGAGGAAGACGACTTCTGGGACGACTTCTGGGAGGAGTGATGGACACGAACGAGATATTGCGTCGGCTTCGGGCGATTGATGATGCCTGTGATGAGCTCGAGGCCATGCCGAAGATCGTGGTTTATGCGGTCAGCAATGGCGAGGAAGTTCAGGCCCTTTTCCGGGAACCAGCAGCAGCAGCGTCGATGCGGGACCTGATGGGTCGGAAATCGTATCGTGTCGATAAATGGCTCATCCCGGCGTGGGTTTTTGAGTTTGAGGGCTAATTCAGGAATTTCGGCAGTTGCCGGGAAAAACAGGAGTGGTGAATATGGCTGAGATGGATATGGTACCAGCAGAAGTACGACGGGAGTTCGTTCGTCGGTTGTTGGAGGAGGTCCGAGAAATGGGGGACGACGAGCTGGCGATGCTCTTGCTTCACGGCATGGACGACTCGGAGGTTCGTGCGCGAGTGGATGACATCGTGAAGGGGTATGTCAGCCGCGAGTTGACGTGTCAGTGATGCACCTGTGGACCTCTACGCTCTGCCTAGACGGGGCCGCACTCTGCCTAGACGGCTGGTTGTATGGGGGCGACGTTGGGGTCTTTAACTTAGCCCCGGGGCATAGGGCCATACGTATGCGCGGCCGCGTTGCCCTAGGGCCCTAACCCTCTGGCACTGCATAGACGGGGCCCTACTCTACACAGGCGGTGCCGCACCCCCATAGGTCAAGGGTCTTGTCCTATCGCCCCCTACCACAATCGGCCGCCGCTGTCAACCCCAACCAATGCAGAACAGAAAACTAATCCGCAATGGCACCCGCAACTGGAAAATCCATCTTGCCTATTGACAATGGCGACCAACTTGTATATGGGCGCGCCGGCGCTCGCGCCTATCCGATTTCAGGCCCGATGTCAACCCGATACAAGAAAGAAAATTATTCCGCATTCGGACCTATTGACAACCTCGACCGCCCTTGTTATATTCATTCCGTTAACGCAATCCCGCGTTAGGTGATAAAAGGAAAACACCGATGACCAACACCAACACCGCCACCGCCACCGCCACCGCCGCCGCCGCCGCCGCCGCCGCCGCCGCCGCCGCCGCCGAAGGCGTCACCGTCAAGAAGTTCACCGCAGGACGTGCTCGCGGCGTCAACAAGCGCACCGCCCCTCAGACCGTCGCCAAGGTCACACGCGGGCAGAAGGCAATGGGCATGGTGAATGCGCCCAAGAAGGGCAAGCCCGTCGATGCGTCCACCGCCAAGGGCAAGGCGTCGACCAAGGTCGCTGCCAAGGCGAAGGACAAGGCGCCTGCCAAGGGCAAGGCAACGTCGGGCGCCACGTTCACGTCCGTTGACATTGCCAAAGAGCATGGCATCAACGCCAAGACGTTGCGCGCTCGCATTCGCCGCAACATTGACAAGTGGGCGCCGCTGTTCAAGGACGGCGAACGGCATGTGTTCCCCGACAACGCCGCCACCCGCAAGGCCGTCGCCGCGCTGCTCGCCGACTGACCGCAATGCACCACGATGGGCGCGGCACCCGCCGCGTCCGTTTCATCGCCGCCTCGCCCAACCCATGGGCGGGGTGGTTTTTTTATGGAGATGGGCATGGGCGGCGGACTGGTACCGTTCCACTCTGCCAAGGTTTTGGCTCTGTAGCTTCTCTTTATTGAGAGAACTGGTGTTGCACCCACTCATCCACTCACTTACAATCGACCGGTCACAACTAGGAGAACTGCGTCGATGAGGACTAACTGGGGTATCAACGAACTCGGGCTCCCACATATCCAAGAGCTTGTGAGGCACGACCGGATCAAAATTGCGGTTGCTGCCTGGGCGTATGAGCACAACTACCGACCAATCATGTCGGACCAAGAATACGACGAACTCTCCAAGCGAGTCGACAAGCAAAGAAACATCGCAACGGGAAATCACCGCCTCGACCGGTTCTTCCAACGGCACTTCGACGCAAGCACTGGCCTGTGGGTGCATAAGCATCCCAACAAAGCTGGGCTCGAAAACATATATGCGCGCTTCTATTATCCCGCGCTATACCGCAAGGAAATCCGACGACGGAAGCGCCGAAACCGTTGACAAACTCCCTCCCACTACTTATCATGGCTCCCATCCACCAAATGGGGGCCATTTTCTATGGACACTGCAGCCTCAGTTAAGCATTACACCCCGGAGCAGTTCGTCAGAGCTGACTTCCTAGGACCGGATGGCAAGCCGGCAAGAGTCCGCCGCCACATCCGTTCCGCTATCGTGCACTTCGATGATGGCAAATCCTACCACCTGCCGCGGCATGAGCTGAACAAGCTGCCGGGCTTTAATCTGGAGCCGCATCATGCCCCGAAGAGATAAGAAACTCATCAACGACCCCCTAGCTCCCACCTACCACACGATCAAACTGCCGAGCGGCAAACGCCTCAGACTGAAGCGCAAGAAAGCCTACGATAAGGGCCGCTTCGACACCGAGATGCGCGAGCAATACCTCGCCCTGATCCGTGAAGGCGTGACGAACAAGGACGCTGCAGCAGCATGCGGCTGTGGAACCAAGTACTTCCAGCGACGCCGCAAGGAGGACCCCGAGTTCGAACAGGCCTACCAAGAAGCTCGAGCAGATGGCGATGACGTAATCCGAGCCGAAATCCACCGGCGAGCCGTCGAAGGCGTAAGGCGAGCGATCTATCACGACGGCAAAGTCGTCGGATACAAGCAGGAGTACAGCGACCAGCTGCTGATGTTCCTTGCCAAGGCTCGTATGCCCCAGGAGTTCGGCGATAGGCAGACAGTCGATCATGTCCACAAGTTCGAAGGTGCTGCCGAACAACTGGTCGACAAGATATCCCGAATGCTTGGTGTCCAACCTCCAGCACTGCCCCCTCGCAACCCCGCCGTGATAGACGCCGAGTACGAGGACATCACCAATGAACGCTCTCGCTAACTTTAACCTGCACGACCTCAAGCAACGGGTGCCGCCCGAGAAGCTGATCAAGCTGTTCCAATCGCTCACGAACGAGGAAGCGATCCTGCTGCAGTATCAATGGTCCTTTTGGGCACGTCCTCAGCAGCTGCCTCCGCCAATCAGCAAGGATAACCCTTGGCTGACGTGGCTGATCCTCGCAGGACGTGGCTTCGGCAAGACACGCTCAGGCGCCGAGTGGGTGCGTCATCTGGTCGAGCATCACAACTATCGCCGCATTGCGCTCGTCGCTGAAGACGCCGGCGACGCTCGAGACGTTATGGTCGAAGGCGAAAGCGGCATCATGTCGGTCTGCCCACCCTGGAATAGACCCACCTACGAGCCGTCGAAGAAGCGCTTGACGTGGCCGAATGGGGCCAGGGCTACCATCTACTCAGCCGATGATCCTGAGGCGCTCCGTGGCCCGCAGCATGACGCCGCATGGCTGGATGAGTTGTGCAAGTGGCGCTATCAGCAGGAGACGTGGGATCAGCTGCAGTTCGGTCTGCGCCTCGGCAAGCGCCCGGTGCAGTGCATCACGACGACGCCGAAGCCGACTAAGCTGCTGAAGGAGATCATCGCCCGCAAATCCACGATTATCACCAAAGGCCACACCTACGACAACCTCGACAACCTTGCCGAGACGTTCCGCGAGGCTATTGTGGCTAGGTACGAAGGTACCAGGCTCGGTCGACAGGAGCTCAACGCCGAAATCCTCGACGATAACCCGAACGCCCTGTTCCATCAGCCGCTGATCGAGGCCGCTCGCAAGAAGAAGGGCGAAGTGCCTGAAGACCTGCACATGACTGTTGTAGCTGTGGACCCACCCACGACTGGCAACGAAAAAAGTGATGAGTGCGGTATCATCGTCGCAAGTCGAGATATTCCCAACACCAACCACGCTCACTTCTACATCCATCAAGATGGTTCGATGCAAGGACGCTCGCCTGAGAAGTGGGCAGCCGCTGCAGTCAGCCTCTATTACAAGTATCAGGCCAATGCCATCGTCGCCGAGGTCAACCAAGGTGGCGATATGGTCGAGAGCGTCATCAAAAACGTCGATCCCACAGTCAAGGTCATCAAGGTCAGAGCATCCAAAGGCAAGTGGATCAGGGCTGAGCCTATCGCCGGCTTGTATGAGCAAGGCAGGGTCCATCACGTCGGCAACTTCAGCACCCTTGAAGATCAGATGTGCGACTTTGATCCATCCGGTATGATCGAGGGCAAATCGCCCGACAGGTTGGACGCACTGGTGTGGGCATTGGCAGAGCTCAGCAACCGCAAGCAAGCCGAGCCGCGCATCCGGTTGCTCTAACCATACGTTACGCACGTAACATAAGCCACAATTCAGTTGACGGCCGCTAGTGCCGCATGGTATGTTGGCACAATCCCTACCTTCAGGAGACCTGCAAATGCAGAGGATGTCGGGCAAGGCCTCCAAGGCCGGAAAAGCAATCTACCTACAGACGATGGGACGTCCGACGTGGACTCCTCGTGACTACGAGAAGCTCGCTAGAGAGAGCTACATGATGAACGCGGTCTCGTACCGATGCGTTCGTCTTGTGGCAGAAGCGGCAGCTTCGATGCCTTTCCTTGTGCGCGAAGGCGACAAGGAGCTGACCGATCATCCATTCCTGAAGCTGATAAAGCGGCCCAACCCTTTCCAGTCACGTCACGAGTTTCTAGTCGCCGTCTACTCCTACATGCAGCTAGCCGGTCAGGCCTACATTGAACCGGTCATCCTCGACAACGAGATCCGCGAACTGTTCAACCTGCGCCCTGATCGCATAAAGATCACGGTCGGACCGAAAGGCTATCCCGTCAAGTACACCTATACGGTTGGTGGCCATGAGGTGCACTATCCCGTCACTGGCGGACCGGGCGACCAGCTTCCGATCCTGCATATCAAGGAATTTCACCCTATCGACGATCAGTATGGCATGTCTCCTGTGGAAGCAGCTGCCTACTCGATTGACGTCCACAACCAGTCCAACGTCTTCAGCAAAGCGCTACTCGACAATCAAGCACGACCGTCGGGGGCCCTGGTCTATAGTGGCGGTGAGTCCGGGACCGAAGCGCTGTCGGATGAACAGTTCGCCCGGCTGAAGTCGGAGCTGGAGGAAAAGTACATGGGGGCTAAGAATGCGGGCAGGCCCCTGTTGCTTGATGGGGGCTTGGACTGGAAGGAGATGTCCCTCGCCCCGAAGGATATGGAGTACAGTGAAGCGAAGCAGCAATCCGCTCGCGACATTGCGCTCTCCTTCGGGGTTCCTCCACAACTCCTTGGTATCCCCGGCGATAACACCTACACCAACTACTCTCAGGCGGTGCGGGCGTTGTATCGTCAGACAGTCATCCCACTCGTCAACCACGTCTGTGCTGACATGACCAACTTCTTCGCTCCCACCTACGGCGAGGACTTCGAGGTCATCACTGATCTGGACTCGCTCGAGGCGTTGGCTGACGAACGTGCTGAACTGTGGAAGCGGGTCAACGATGCCAAGTTCATCACGATTGATGAGAAGCGGGCGGCAACTGGCTATGAAGCCTACAGGGAAGGCGAAGGCATCGGCGCCAAGATCTATGGTCCGCTCAATGAGATGCCACTTTCCGACGAGACGATAAAGAAGGCCGATCCAAACGCGGGTAGGGAGCCTAATTCTGACGATCCCACTGATGACGCGAACGAGGACGAATAATCATGCGCGCTTCGGGCGTTTTTTCGAGCCAGCAGCTGAGTGCGTATGAACAACGCATGATGATTAGCGTTTATCGCGCAAATGTCGCGCTGGCTCGTGAAATCGACGCTCGCTGGGCACCCGATGCGTTCCCGATCATCGCTGAATTGCTTGTCAGGTGGCGAAACACAATTAGCGACCTGATCCTTCGCTTTAACGAGGTAATTATCCGCGACAGTGCGGGTTTCATGTTTCAGTTCGTCGGGCAGAAGAATCAACAGCTTGAGTTCCTGCTCAATTTCATCCGTCCCGAATTGCGTCGATATAGTAATCGCACAGCAGCCGTGATTGAAGGCTATCTTCGTGACCGCATCGCCAAAGAACTGGCGTCCGGAAAGACACAGAAGGAAGTGCGGGAGTCCATTGACCGCATCCTTAAATCTCGTGGGTATGCACGACGCATTGCCCACACTGAAGCTCACACCGCTCTTGAGCGTGGTATGTGGGAGGCCGCGAACTCACTGGGAGCTCGCATGACTAAGGAGTGGGTTTCAAGGGAAGACATACTAGTGCGTCCTGCCCATGCCGCGGCACATGGTCAGATTGTCTTCATAAATCAATCTTTCCTGGTAGGGGGTGAGTCATTGATGTTTCCTGGTGACCCATCCGCATCAGCGCGCAATCGCGTGAATTGCCGCTGTACTTCCAACTATAGGCTCGACTAAGGGGGTACAATGTCACTAACGCCGGAAGAGAAGGAAGAGATCAGAAGCTTGGTCAAGGTCGCCACGAAGGAGACCATCGATGAGACGTTCCGTGTGCTTGGTGTGGACCCATCAAACTTCGATCATGTCAAAGAGTTTCGTGAAAACCACAACTGGACATCACGCTACCGCAAAATGGCGGAACGGCTGGGTTCGCACATTATCATTGCTATTACCACCATAGTGACCGGTGGTATTATCACCGCAATTTGGGCCTACGTCACCCGGAGGTAGTTTCAAGTTGCCATACCCACGCTATCGGTATATAATCGACCCGTGAAAGGAAACCGCTCATGACCACGAACACGGAAAAGAAGTTCGTCCCTCTCGACCTTAAAGGGGTGTCGGACTCAGGCGAGTTCGAGGGATACGCTTCGAAGTTCGGTGACCGCGATCAAGGCGGTGACACGGTCGTTAGGGGCGCCTTCACGAACTCGCTTCGCCGCAGGGGCCCGAAAGGCATCAAGATGCTGTGGCAGCATGATCCCTCCTACCCGATAGGCCTGTGGGAGAAGATCGAAGAAGATGCTAAGGGACTCTACGTCAAGGGCCGACTGCTTACGTCGGTGCAGAAGGCGAGGGAGACCTACGAACTCATGAAGGCCGGCATTATTGACGGTCTTTCTATCGGCTACCGGACGATCAGGGCAACCCGTGACGACCAGACGGGTTTCCGCGATCTGAAGGAAGTCGACCTGTGGGAAATCTCACTTGTCACCTTCCCGATGCTGACCTCGGCCACGGTCACGTCAGTCAAGGGCGATTGGAGCAAGCGTGAGGTCGAGCGTGTACTGCGAGACGCAGGCATGCCGAATGCGATGGCCGTCAAGCTTATCGCAGGTGGCTGGAATGCTGCCAACACTTCCGGCGGACAGAGCGACTCTGACGACGGGTTCACCGATCTGGCGGAACAGCTCCGTCAGATAAACGAAACTCTTCAAAGGAGACTGTGACATGCGAGACTTCGGTCACAACCTTCCGCTCGGCCTCGAACGCAAGGATGCCGGCGGCGACGACAAGAATACCTCTGAGAGCAAGAAGGCTGATACGGCCGAAATCAAGAGCCTGCTCGACACCCACTCCAAGACTCTCAAGGAGTTCATGGACAAGGTCGACCAGGAAATCGGCCAGATGAAGAAGTCCATCGACGGCAAGACCGCCGATGTCATCACCAAGGAAGAGGTCAAAAGGCTCAACGATGCTCTCGACGAGCAGAAGAAGTTGGTTGAAAGCCTCCGCCTCGAGAACCAGCGGCCGTTCCTTACGCAGCCCGACGGCACCAAGGCTCAGATGACCGAGGAGCAGCTCGAGCACAAGAAGGCCTTCAATGACTGGTTCCGCAAAGGCCGTGGCGAAGACATCCTCCGCGAGCTCGAGGCTAAGACGCTGAGTGTCGGCTCCGATCCCGACGGCGGCTACACGGTTCCGGTCCAGACGGAAGCGACAATCGACCGTATCATCACGGAAATCTCGCCGGTTCGTTCCATCGCCCGTGTGGTCTCGGTCTCGACGGCTTCCTACAAGAAGCGTGTTACGACCAGCGGCGCCAGCTCCGGCTGGGTGGGTGAACAGACCTCGCGTCCGAACACCGACACGCCCAAGCTGGATGAACTCGAATACCCGGTGATGGAGCTCTATGCCAATCCGGCAGCAACGCAGTCGCTTCTTGATGACTCCGCCATCAACATCGACCAGTGGCTGGCCGACGAAGTGGGCATCGAGTTCGCGCAGCAGGAAGGCGCCGCCTTCGTCAACGGCAACGGTGCTGCCAAGCCGCGTGGCTTCCTGTCCTATACCACTGTCGATAACGACAATTGGGAATGGGGCAAGATCGGCTACGTTGCAACGGGTGTATCGGGTGACTGGGCCGACAGCTCTTCCGATCCCGGCGCCGAGGAAGACAACCTGGTCGACCTCGTCTACTCGCTGAAGGCTGCGTTCCGCCCGAATGCCCGGTTCGTAATGAACCGCAAGACAGTCGGCGCTGTCCGGAAGCTGCGTGATGCGGATGGTCGTTCGTTCTGGTCCTCGGGCCTGCGCGACGGCGAGCCGGATCGTATCCTCGGCTACCCGATCACCGAAATGGAGGACATGCCTGACATCGGTACGGACAAATACGCTATCGCCTTCGGCGACTTCCGCCGTGGTTACATCATCGTTGACCGCATCGGCATCCGGGTCCTTCGCGATCCGTACTCCTCGAAGCCCTACATCCAGTTCTACACCACGAAGCGTGTGGGCGGAGGCATCGGCCACTACGACGCGATCAAGCTGCTGAAGTTCGGCACGTCCTGATCCACCGGGTGAGGCCTCAGGGCCTCTCCTTCCATCTTGAAACTTCGTTCAACCAAGGAGATACGCTATGAAGCGAGATCTTATGAACAACATCCACCCGGTGGTCGCAATTGCTCCCGTGGTAGTCAGCGATACCACGAGCCAGGTGTCCTCGGCCATCGACGTTCGGCACTACAAGTCGGTTACCTTCGTCATCATGGCGGGAACTCTGGCAGCGACTGCTGGGAGCTTCAAAGTGACGGTCAAGGAAGGTTCGACCTCTGTCCAGGCCAATCACACTGAGGTGGCGGACAAGGACCTGATCGGGACCGAGGCGCTGGCCTCCTTCGACCAGTCCGCTGATGGCAAGTGCTTCAAGATCGGCTACAAGGGCGACCAGGACTACGTGTCCATCGAGATTGACATTACTGACAACAATGATTCGGCGCCGCTGGCAGTTTTGTGCATCCTCGAGCCCTACGAACGTCCTGCTGCTAATCCGCCGGCGTAACCCCTCGTTCGCCGACGGTGCGGGGGCTAGCATATCCTCCTCCCGGTGCTAGCCCCCAACCCCTTCAACAAGGAACTGTGCCATGATAGTCTCGAATAAAAGAACTACCGATCCCGCGGTCGAGCCCGTGACTGTCGCCGAGATGGACCAGTTCCTGCGAGGCGACAATGTGATTGAGTCTGTTGATGGCACTCTCGTTGAGAGCCTGATCGTTGCTGCCCGTGAGTATGTGGAAGAGTTCACCCGCCGCGCACTCATCACCCAGACCTGGACGATGTATATGGATCGCTGGCCGCAGACGCAGGATCCGCTGGGATGGTGGGACGGCGTTCGCGAAGGTTCCATCAGTTCGGGAGATGCGCGTTCACTCACACTCCCTATTGGTCCACTTCAGTCGGTTACGTCAATCAAGACGTTCGATCAGGACAACAATGAGACTCTGTTCCCAGATACCAACTACTTCCTAAACACCACAGCCACTCCCGGCGAGGTCATCCTTAATACTGGCGTTGTGTGGCCTACGTTCACCCGCAATCGGATGGGTATTGAGGTGGTCTATGTTGCGGGCTATGGTGATGCAGCAACCGATGTCCCATCGCCGTTGCGTATGGCAATTAAGCAGCTCGTCACTCACTGGTACGAGGACCGTGAGTTCACTAAAACCCAATCGGATCAGAACCAGGCTATTGCACCTTTGCATGTCCAGTCGATCCTTAACCGCTACAAGGTGCACCGGCTATGAGGTTCAACCGTCTCTTCGACATCGGCAAGCTTCGCCACCGTGTTTCCATCTACGCTGTCACCCGAAAGGATGACGGCGCTGGTGGCTTTGAACGGCAGGACCCGAGCGGTGCAACGAAGATCAACGACTACTGGGCGAATATTGAGCCAGTAAGTGCGAAGGAACGTCAGTGGGGAGAACAATTCACCGAGCTGACAACACACAAGTGCTGGCTCCGATATAACCCGTTGGTGACAGAGGGGATGATCCTGCGCTTTCGCAATGTCGACTACTATGTCGAGCAGGCGTATGATCCCGACAACCGGCAGGAGTGGCTGCTCCTCACGCTCCGTGAAGGAGGACCCATGTAATGCCTGCACTGACTGTCCGCGTTCGGAACCTCTCTTCGCTTCAGGCCAAGGTCAAGCGATTGGATTGGGGCATCCAGGCATCGGTCGTTGTCGCATTGCGAGGCATCGCCGGTCCGCTGGAGGAAGATGTAAAGAACAGCATCCTGACTGGGTTAAAGACTGGACGACTTGTTCGTCGATACAACCCTTTCCGCATCCATCGTGCCTCGGCACCTGGGCAGGCCCCCGCGAATGATCTAGGCATGCTGGTAGCGTCCATCGAAGCGGATGTTGATCCTCATCAGTTCAACCTCACGCTCAGCGCCGGTGCACCTTACGCCCGTGAGCTCGAGTATGGCACACGCAACATGCTGCCGCGGCCATTCCTGCGACCAGCACTCACTCGTTGGAGAGAGCGTATCATCAACGCTATCCACGACGCGATCAAGGGAGGTCTGTCGTGACTGATGCCGCACTCCAGCTGCAGACTGCCCACATTGAGGCGTTCAAGGCTGACGCAACACTCGGAACCCTTGTGGGGGATCGTATCTTCGACTACGTCCCCCGCAAGACTGAATACCCGTATATCGTCTACCATATCACGGATAGTGATGAATGGGACACTACGACCGATAACGGAGAAGAACATGCCGTCTACATCCACGTGTTTGATGACGCGGAAGGATCAAAGAGGGCTCGCCAGATCATGCAGCGTGTCTATGACATGCTCCATGATGTCACGACCTACTCCCTGGCAAATCACAACCTGGTCAACTGCCGGCGCGTGATGCGTACCATGGAAAGGGAAGGACAACTTTACCACGGCATCGGGCTATTCCGTGCCATAACAGAGGAGACTTAAGATATGGCTGCGCAAAAGGGTAGCGATATTCTCATCAAGGTGGACAGCGACGGTCTTGGCACCTTTGTGACTATCGGCGGGATGCGCTCGAAGTCCATCTCGTTTAACGCAGAAACGGTCGACGTGTCGGACTCCGACTCTGTCAACAAGTGGCGCGAGCTGCTTGAAGGCGCGGGTCTGAAGTCGGCGACGATCACCGGCTCCGGCGTCTTCAAGGATAGTGCCGGCGAGGAAGACGTTCGCGGCTACTTCTTCACGGGTGCCATCGAGGAATACCAGTTCATCGTCCCCGATTTCGGGACTGTGGAAGGGCTGTTCCAGGTTACCTCGCTCGACTATGCTGGCGAACACAACGGTGAGGCGACGTACTCCATGACTTTCGAGTCCGCTGGCGAACTGACCTGGACCGCAGCATAACGGAGGGCCTGTCCTATGGCAGAACTTACACTACAGAGCATCGTGGCAGCGGGTATCAAACCCACCTATGACGCGGTGAACGCTTCAGATACCGCGATCCTGAACCAGGCTCAGCGGAATTTTCTGCACGTCAAGAACGGGGGTGGTAGCTCAATCAACGTTACCATCACCGCTCAGAAGACTTCGGCCCGTGTGCCGGGCGTCGGCGTTGTCACTATCAACAATTTGGTTGTGGCAGTACCCGCTGGCGAGGAGCGTATGATTGGGCCGATCACCGAGGCGTATCTCGACACTGATGGTGAGGTTACTATCAGCTACTCGGATACCACGTCCGTTACTGCCGGCATCTTCTCGCTGCCCGCGGCGTATTAACTGCAACCTGGTCACTCAAGGAGGATAGACCTATGACCAAAGCTGCAAACCGTCAACGAGGGGAAGTCAAGATCATTGGTCCCGGGGGTGAAGAGTTCAAGCTCTGCCTCACTCTCGGGGCCATCGCTCAGATCGAGGAGGAGCTCGGCGTAGAGAGCCTTACCGAGATTGACACCGTAATGGGCAAAGCCCGCATGAAGGATGTCCTCACGATTTTCATCGCCCTGCTCCATGGTGGTGGCCACGAAGAAGTGACCCGCAAGGACATGATGAAGTGGGACGTTACGATCAAGGAGCTCATGGAAAGCATCCGTGAGACCTTCAAGGCTGCCGGCTTCGACAGTGAAGAGGACGAGGACAAAGAAGGAGAGACCCAACCGGGAAACTGAAACGCGGCCGGACTCCATGGGAATTTTGGATGAAGGTTGCTTTTGGGCACATGCGCTTTTCCTCGGATACCTTCTGGTCGTTTAGCTTGCGTGAATGGCAAGCCGCCCTGAAGGGATACATTCAGAAGGAGTATGGCGATCAAGTCCAACCCATGAGCCGGTCGCGGCTGCAACAAATGATGGAAAGGTACCCCGATGATCGGCCGTCTTATTGAAAGACTCTTTGTTCAGGTCCGCGCTGATCTCTCTTCACTTTCGGGCGAGCTGCAGCAGGGCGTGAGCACTACCGCGGCGGCCACCAATCAGATGGCGAAGCAGTGGGAGATAGTAAGCCGCGCCCTCGATGGCTACGAAGCTGATCTTCGTCAGGGTATTATCACCCAGTCCCAGTTTATGACGCAGACGAACAAGCTCATCTCCGACATGCGGGACGTAGGCATGTCCTACCGCCAGGCCCAAAAGGAGGTGTGGGGCTATGTCGCCGAACTGAGGAAGGCGCAGGCGGCTCAGGCCGTCGTCGCCGACCCCACTCCACTGCGAGCATTCACCCGTTCGGCGGGTCAGGCTCGTATGCAGATGATGAACCTCGGCTACCAGCTGAATGACATTGGCATGACGCTTGCCACGGGCATGAACCCGATGACGGTCATGATCCAGCAGGGTTCACAGATCGCTCAAATCTATGCGGGTCAGGGCGGCGTCAGTCAAGCGTTCAAGGACCTCAGCCAATTGCTGCTCAGTCTCGGTAGGCGTCTGTGGCCGCTCGCTGCGATCGCGGCTGGCTTCGGTATGCTGCAGCGGGAGATCAACAAGACTTCCGAAACCCAGGTATCCTTTATGGATACCACGAAGGCGGTGTTCCAGGTTCTCGGTCGCTACATCTGGGAGTATATCGAGGGTCCAGTCAAGGGACTACAGCAGGCGTGGAATGCCGTGCTTGACTGGATAGCCGAGAACTTCAAGGTCTTTATGAACAACGTCATCCGTGGCGGCGTTCAGTTGGTGCGTATCCTCGGCGAGACTTGGGAGCTGCTACCTCATCTGTGGCATGACACCTGGACGCTCATCAAGAATACGACCATCGACGTGGTCGAGGCGATCATTAACTTCTTCAAGGTTGACTTTGTCAACGGCGTACTGTGGGCAGTTAACAGGGCTATCCAGACATTCGATTTCGGCTACAATGCAGTAAGGATCATTTGGGAGCAGTTTCCGGCGATCATGCGGCAGGCTATGGCTGGCGCCGTCAACTTCATCATTGATGGCGTCGAGAACATGGTCAATGTGGCTGTGGCTGGCATCAACAAGGTCATCGAAGGCCTGCAGGCTCTTATCAACTTCGTTGGCGCAGACAAGGCTTTTGAGCTATTTGGGTTCTCTGGCAATCTGCCCACACTGACTGAGGCCGACCTTGGGCAGTGGCGCATGGAGATGACCAATGCACTCGGCGACACTATGAGCCGTGTGGGTCAGCAGGCGGCGGAGTCGTTCAACAAGAGCTTCACCGATACTATCCAGGGTGAGGCGATTAGCCTTCAGGATCACAAAGGTGTTTACCGCAATGCGTTCGGTGAGCTCGGTCGTCGCATCGGCGAAATTATGGACGAAGCTCATGGCATGGATTTCATGGGTGACTTCTTCGATGACGTCCGGGCGCAGGCGATTGAGAACGCACTGGCTCGTGTGGCAAAGGGCACCGAGGATGTCGGCAAGGCAGCGAAGAA